AAAGTACAGACCTGCGTGACCAGTCCACCCTATTACGGATTAAGAGATTATGGTGTAGATGGTCAAATTGGAAATGAAGAAACTCCACAACAATTTATAGACAATCTTGTAGAAGTATTTGCTTGTGTCCATGATTTATTAGCAGATGACGGAACTCTTTGGGTAAATCTTGGAGATAGTTATTACAATTATCGACCAGGCAAAGGTCAAGCATTAAATAAACAAACTGTATCTAATACTAATCAAGATCTACCACAAACTTGTGCCAGAAGAGGTAATAAACTTGATGGATATAAAGAAAAAGATTTGATGGGTATGCCTTGGAGACTAGCGTTTGCATTACAAGATTTTGGTTGGTATTTACGTCAGGACATTATTTGGCACAAACCCAACCCCATGCCTGAGTCAGTACAAGATAGATGTACTAAGGCACACGAATACATTTTTCTGCTGAGTAAGTCATCTAAATATTACTACGATAACGAATCTATAAAAGAACCCATACAAGATGAGTCAGCACTTAGGTTATTAAGAGGTGTAAGTGATAGCCACAAGAACATCAATGGAGCACCTGGTCAAACTCCTCATTCAATGAATAAACCTAGAAAAAACATAAGAAAAGAATTTGATACATCAATGGGCGGTGGTGGTACTGGATTTGTTGGTCATAGTGGTTATAAGAATGCTGAAGGAGAGTTAATGGTTAAAGAAAATAGGAATAAGCGTTCTGTTTGGTCAGTGACTACGAAGCCATATGCTGGAGCACACTTTGCAGTATTTCCTAGTGACCTAATAGAACCCTGCATACTAGCTGGAGCACCAGTAGGAGGAATAGTTCTAGATCCATTTATGGGTAGTGGAACAACAGCCCAAGTAGCCCAAGATCTATGTAGGAAATATCTAGGGTGTGAACTCAATCCCTCATACAAAAAACTACAAGATAAACGATTAGCCCAAATGTCCCTTGAACTCATATAAACATGCAATGATATAATAACTACAACTTTAGTTTATACTAAAATATTACAGATAATTTCTAAAGTAGATTATTTTAGAGGAGTGAATAATGGCTAATGGTAAAAAAACAGGTGGTAGGGTAGCAGGAACGCCCAACAAGAGCACGAATGAGGCAAGACAGGCTATAGCTACCTTCGTTGATGGAAACGCTCATAGGCTCACTGAGTGGCTTGATAGGGTAGCAGATGGTGTGAAAACAATTGACCCTGAAACTGGAGATGAGAAGTATCTTGTACCACCGAACCCAGCAAAAGCATTTGATATGTTCCAAAGTGTAGTGGAGTATCACGTGCCTAAGTTGGGCAGGATGGAAGTAGCTGGAGATCCTGATGCACCTATCAGGGTAGAGGGAGAGTTCGATATATTTGATGAGCTCCTTAAACATTATGCTAATAGTAGACAGGCGACTGAATGAGTTCTGTAGTTGAGATACTACAGGATCCAGAGATAAGGAATAGGTTTAAGAATCTAGATCCTAGGGAGCAGGTCACTTTTGAGTGGAGAGCCAAGTGGCTACAAAAGGCTCATAAGTTCCAAATAGAACCCAACATTGATTACACGATATGGCTACTTCTGGGTGGTCGTGGATCAGGTAAGACTAGAACATCTGCTGAGACTCTAGGATATTGGGCAGCAAGTGAGAGTAATACTCGGTGGTTGGTCGCAGCTCCCACATCAAATGACCTGAGAAATACCTGCTTTGAGGGAGAGTCAGGATTACTATCTGTGATTCCTCCATCATTAGTAACAGACTACAACAAAAGCCTCCACCAGATTAAGCTGTGGAATGGATCATTGATAACTGGGGTAAGTGCTTCAGAGCCTGATAGGTTTAGGGGAAATCAGTATCAGGGTGCTTGGTTGGATGAGTTGGCAGCATGGGACTACATTCAAGAGTCATGGGACATGATCCAGTTCTCAGTACGTTTGATGGGTAAGAGAGGTACAAAGATTATTGTATCGACCACCCCAAAGCCCAAGCCTTTGATCATGGAACTGATAGGTAGAGAGGGTGATGATGTAGTGATTACTAAGGCTAGTACATATGTAAATGTAGCCAACCTAGCTCCAGCATTCCAACGACAGATCCTATTGTACGAGGGAACTAAGCTTGGTCGCCAAGAAATCCATGCTGAGATCATAGACCCTGAAGAGGGATCGATCATCAGTAGAGATTGGTTTAGACTTTGGCCCGATAGTAAACCTTTCCCTAAGTTGGAGTACATCATCCAGTCGTATGATTGTGCGACCTCAGACAAAGAGTACAACGATCCTAGTGGGTGTATTACGCTTGGAGCATTTAAGCCTATGGATGGGGGAATGTGCGTGATGGTGCTGGATTGTTGGCAAGAGCATCTACAGTACCCTGATTTGCGCCCCAAAGTGATAGCTGAGTTTGAAACAGTATATGGAGAGGGCAGGGATAGAAAGCTCGTAGACTTGATTCTGGTGGAAGATAAGTCTGCAGGTATATCATTGATCCAAGACTTACAAAGAGCTCACCTACCTGTCATTGCATACAACCCAGGCAAGGCAGATAAGGTTCAGAGATTGTCTATTGTTGCGAACATCATCAAAGCTGGTCGAGTATGGATTCCTGAATCTGGAGTCAGGAAAGGATTCGTAAGAGACTGGGCAGAGGGCATGGTCAGCCAGATATGTTCTTTCCCTGCAGGAACTATCCATGATGAGTTCGTGGACTGTATTAGTCAGGGGCTGAGATACATGAGAGATGCGGGATGGATAAGCATCGATGCACCACCTAGAGAAGAGATAGAAGCAGAAGATATTAGTGATGCTGAAATCTTTAATCTTAAAAAACGGGGTAATCCATATGCAATGTAATACTAACTATTTACGCATCGGATGCGTAACACTAAAGTACTAGGAGTAAATATGCCAACAATATTGAGAGATGTACCCATATCTAGGACAATAGTTAGGGAGGGAGTTAAGGTGGAGACTCACCTTGAAACCTTTGAGATAAGCTGTGAACAGTACAGCGAGATATGGGAACAGCAAGTAATGAAGATGCTGAAGGATTGGATAAGGATGCGTAAGAAGTATTATCAGAAGGTAGCACAGTAGACTAGTTAGATACATTTATATCATAATGATGCGATGAATAAACCCAAACCCAAGATGTCTCCTGAGCTTGAGCGATTACTTTTGGAAAGCAAAAGTAAAAATCGTTTATATCATGCAACTGGAAAAGATTTTTCTGTGTTTGATGAAAACAAAATTAAAAGACCATATTTTGGACATGGATTCCATTTAACAGAATCCCCTACATTGGCAAATTTTTATGCTGAACAACATAAAGAAAATCAAAATGTAATGCCTGTTTATGCTCACATCAAAAACCCATTTGTGATGAAATCAATGACTGATTGGTATGACTTGCCTGGGAACACAGATAAAGAACGTACAGATTGGATTAAGAGTCAAGGATATGATGGCATAAAATATCCGCATGGAGCTCCTTATAATGCGCCACATGAATCTGATATTTCTTATGTTGCATTTCACCCCAACCAAATCAAGTCCGCAATAGGCAACCGTGGAACATATGATCTTAACGATCCAGACATCACAAAAGCAAAGGGTGGACTAGTCCACATGGGTGATGGTGGTTCAATGTATGAATCAGTTTTTAGTGGTGAGGGTTCATATGCTCAGGGTGGAAGTATGTCATTATCTCAAGAGCAATTAGAGCAATTGCGTCAGTTGCGCCAAAAGATCAAGGGTTATGGTGAGTTAGAAAACCAATATGACAAAGAGACAAGTAAGATTCCATTGAAAGATTTAGAGTCTTTTGAGACATGGAAAGCTAAGCGTGGTGTTCAAAATAAAGCCAAGGGTGGAATTATTTCAATGTTGCGTAAGCATGGACGACCAGTTGATAGCGATTCAGATGCCATGCGTAAAATGAGCAATGGTCATAGGGTATTTATAGCCCATGAGCAAGATGAGATTCCTAGAGAGATACACCGAGTAGCAGATATGCATGGCTATACGCCTGATCAGATATATACAGTAGCCCCAGAGCATTTTATACAACACAAGGCTGATGGAGGATCTATGGCTGGAGTTAATCTTTACTCTCCCTTAAACAAATCCGCTGAGAGCATACCTAGGACTAAAGGTACTGGTGCTGAGTTCATGACTGAGCTCAGTAAAAAACCAGGATTTAAAAAAGCTGAAGTTGAAGATCGAGGCTTAGAGGATTTACATGGATTGCCTAAGATGACCAAGGAAGAGTTTCATGCTCACTTGAACTCTAAGCCAATACCTAAGATAAATACAAAGATTATCAAAGATGAGTTTGGAGCTTTAGATACTGTTCTTTATGATCCTGATGATTTTAGAAGAGATAGACATTGGGTAGTAGACAGACATGGTGAGCCTGTAACTGATGAGCCATTCCCTACACTAGGGCATGCTCAGGAATATATCTTGGATCACCCTGAGTTAGACACTAAAACTTTTCACAAACATTACAAATTACCTGGCGGTGATAACTATCAGGAACACCTATATAAGTATCAACCAGAAGGACAAAAATCTTTTGTAGCTAATCATGGACATTTTGGTGCTGAACCCAATGTGTTAGCTAGTGCTAGAACTGTTGATCGCAAAACACCTGAAGGAAAGAAAATCCTACACGTTGAGGAGATCCAATCTGACTGGCATCAACGTGGTAGGGATGAAGGTTACAAACAAAATTTATCTGAATTACCTAAAAATTACAAATTAGAAGAAAGATATATAGATAACAAACGTGAATATTTAGTTAAAGATGAAAATGGCAAAGTTTTTGCTATGGGATTATTTCCAGAGTCTGCTTTACATAATGCTTTAGATAACTTAAACAATGGTAGTAGAGTACCCAATGCACCATTTAAAAAGAATTGGGAAGAGATGGTAGCTAAGCAACTACTAAAACATGCAGTAGATAATGGCTATCATGGAATAGCGTTGACACCAGGCAAAGAGCAAGCTGATAGATATAGTCTTGCAAAGCACATTGATTCTCTGTCCTATGAGAAAAAGGGTGACAGATATAACTTGCGTTATGTGCCAAAGGGTGGAAGTACTTTCGAGCCATTTCGGCAAGCAGTTGCTCCTGAAGAATTAGCGAATCATGTTGGTAAGGAAATGGCTGAAAAGATTATTAACAAAGAAGGCAATCGTGCGGGTAGTACTGGTATTTATACCTTTCCCAACATTGACTTGCAAGTTGGTGGTGAAGGAATGAAAGCCGCATATGACAAGCGCATCCCCAACATATTTAATGACATAGGTAAGAAGCATGGCGCAAAGATGCAATTACATGCCATGCCAGTTCAAAAAGAAGCTAAGCACTATGCACAAATGCATGATAATGGTTTTGGTGTATTTAAAGAAAATGAAGATGCTCAGTTAGTATCAAGTCATTCAAATTTAGAGGAAGCAAATGCAAAAGCTAAAGAATTAAATTCCACAAAATTACATTACATGGATTTAACACCTGAGTTCATTGAGCACATTAAAAAAGAAGGACTGCCAATATACAAGAAAGGTGGCAATGTGCATGTAACTGGTGATCTAGATACAATGAAGTATGAGTTACACATGGCTAATGGTGGATCAACACTAGGACAAAATATGCAACCCTCTTTATCACGGATGAAGTTTGAGATGTCTCAAAGATTCAATCCATTGGACATTCAAAACGTGGGAGCTAATGAAGCACCTAATATGTTTCCAAAGGCATATGTAAACCCTACAAATAAGAATACTGATGGCTTTGTACCACCTGGTGGGGTGGCTACACCTAATGGGATGCCTATCGGTGGTGTAGATCAAAACCCTCAGCAACCTGGTCAGCAGTTAACACCTCAACAACCTGGTCAACCTCCACAGCCCCCACAACCTGCACAGCCACAAGGACAGTCAGGGCAAGGAGTTCCTCCTACCCAAGCCCCGCAACAACAGCCACCAATGGGTAACATGTTAAGTCTTACCCCTGAAGGACAGGCAATGAATGCTATGGGAGGAGGAACACCTCAGCAACCACAACATTTAGCTGATGGAGGAATGGCTAGAGGTGGATCAAAAATTAAACCACCTATAAATTACCCTGTTGCAAAACCCATATCTGATAAAGAAATGATGGCTCATGCAGAACGTATCGTGCGTCAAATGCAAGGGTTAGACAATCCAAATCAAAGGACTCTACAACAAATTGCTAGAGAGGCGGTATTACCCGTAGATGTAAGACATTATGGATCTGAAATAGAAAGACCATCTGTAAACTATGAAAGCTTGAAAGGTGGACAATTAATTGGAATACCAGGTGATCCAAGTATTGGGGGATTACTTCCCAGATCTGAAGACCCATTTGAAAATCAACAAGCATCAGTTAAATTGCATGGCATAGGTGACAGACAATTTGAAAATGCCATTCCAATATATGGTGGATACAAATATGGAGCATATGGTAATCCACAAGGTGCTTGGGCAGGGAATATTTCCGCAGCAAGAGGAATTCAAAACCAAGTAAAAAATCTTTCTAAAGCTAATAAAAGTGCAGATGTTTACGGTCAATACGTGAAGATGACTCCCCAATCTTTGGATTATGCTTTACATACACTTGATGCTTTGATGGAACATCAGCAATCTCATAAGTTGCCTAACCGTGAAGAAATTGTTGACTTGATGCGTAATAAAACTACTGCAGGTCACAAACCAATACCGACTTTTCCTGATATGAAAGATATAGAGGAAGTGTTATTGCATGGGCAATTAGATGCAAAAATGAGAAAAAAACTCATACATCTTTTGTCAACAAACAAATATGTTCCAACTGGCAAAGAAAATTTCAATGATGTAATTCATGCAATATCACACCCAGAACTAAGGAACATAGAGACTGGATCAGGGGGTAGCGCAATATTAAAGATGAATCCAAAAGGTTCATTAGAAATATCTTCACACCCAACATATTCCCATGACATACCGTCAGAATTGATTGGTCAGTCTAAATACATAGTGCCTCACCAAGTAGCATTTCCTAGAACACATGCTTATGCTAAAGATGTTATTAAGAAAATGGGTAAAAAGATCGTACCATTTAATCAAATGAAAATGATGGGTATGCGTGAACCTATTGATGAGCAATATATTAATCAAATAGGTAAATATGAGCAAGAAATGAAAAAACGTCTTGGATATAAAAAAGGTGGAAAGATTAAACTCCACAAAGACATGGATACCATGCGTCTTGAGCTTACACAACGTAAAAAGGCTAAATAATGGCAGATGATTTAAACATTGAAGAACAAGAAGACGGTTCTGCCGTCATGGATATGCCTGACATGGAGACAGAAGAACAGGCAGATGGTTCTGCGATTGTTACTTTAGAAGATGGTCCTGAGTTTAATCCTGAGTTCTATGATAACTTAGTGGACATTGTTGCATCATCAGATTTATCTGATATTTGTATGCGTTATTTAGACTTACTAGAGCATGACAAAGAGGCTAGAGAGCTAAGAGACAAACAGTATGAAGAGGGTATTAAGCGTACTGGAATGGGTAATGATGCGCCTGGTGGAGCTACCTTTATGGGTGCATCTAAGGTTGTACACCCAGCAATGGCAGAAGGTTGTGTAGACTTTGCTGCTAGGGCGATTAAAGAGTTATTCCCACCAGATGGTCCTGTCAAGACAAAAATACTTGGCAAGATGGATGATATCAAGGGTGCGACTGCTGAGCGCAAGGCTGAGTTTTTAAACTGGCAGATAACTGAGCAGATAGAGGAGTTCAGAGATGAGCAAGAACAACTACTTACCCAACTTCCCCTTGGTGGATCTCAATACTTTAAGTTGTGGTTTGATGAGGAAAAGAAACGCCCATGTTGCGAGTTCTTACCGATTGATCGAGTTATCTTACCGTTTGCTGCAACCAACTTCTATACAGCGCAAAGGGCAGCGGAAGTCCATGAAATCACGCAGTATGAGTACGATAGGCGTGTCAGATCAGGAATGTACCGCAATGACTCAATAATCAATGCTACACAGGACTTAGAATTAGGCAAGGTATCTCAAGCCAATAACAAGATTGAGGGTAAAGTTCAAGAGGGTAATAAAGACGGACTCAGGACTGTTTACCATATTTATACATTTTTAGAGTTAGAAGATGATAAGCAGAGTAAGGGAAAGAATGCTCCTTACATACTGATGATAGATAAGTTAGACAATGAAGTGATTGGACTGTATCGGAACTGGGAAGAAGCCGATGAGACAATGACTAAGTTGGACTGGGTGGTAGAGTTTAAATTTATACCTTGGAGGGGTGCATATGCTATTGGGCTTCCTCATCTCATTGGGGGTCTTAGTGCTGCCCTTACTGGTTCTTTACGTGCCTTACTTGATTCAGCTCACATCAACAATGCTGCAACCATGCTTAAGCTTAAGGGTGCAAAGATGTCTGGACAGTCCCAGCAAGTGGATGTTACCCAAATTGTAGAGATTGAGGGAGCTCCAGGTGTTCAAGACATTAGGCAAATTGCTATGCCTATGCCATTCAATCCACCTAGCCAAGTATTATTTGAGTTACTTGGATGGTTAGACAATGCCGCTAAAGGGGTTGTAACTACGGCTGAAGAGAAGATTGCTGACATGAATGCCAACATGCCTGTTGGAACTACTCAGGCATTGATTGAGCAAGGTGCGGTGGTTTTCTCAGCTATTCACGCAAGACTACACAACTCTCAAGCTAGAGTACTCAAGATTCTTTGTAGATTGAATCGTTGGTACTTTGATGAGATGCAACGTGGAGATGTTGTTGCGGACTTAGAAATCAGCCGAGATGACTTCCAAAAGAATACGGATGTAGTGCCTGTATCTGATCCACATATCTTCTCTGAGACGCAGAGAATGGCTCAGATGCAATCTGTTGTGGCTAGGGCTGATGCTCACCCAGAGTTGTATAACTTGAGTGCAGTAGAAGCTAGATTACTCAAACAGATGAAAGTGCCAAACATCAATGAGTTACTCAAAGATACACCTGCACCAGAACAAAGAACAAGTGCGGATGAGAATGCAGCGATGTTGATTGGACAACCTGCATATGCTTACTTGCAACAAGATCACATTGCCCACATTCAGGATCATTTGCAGTTTGCAATGAATCCATTCTTTGGTCAGAGTCCATTTGCCGATCCAGCCTATCTAAATCACCTCATAGAGCATTTAAAACAGCACATGACCCTTTGGTATCTAAACAGGTCAAATGGCTATGTAGAGAACGCTACAGGCAAACCTATTGACAATTATGAAGACCCGCATCTGACGGCTACCATAGATAAGGTTTATACAACAGTTGGTGGTCATGTAATGTTGGATAGCAATCAAGTCTTTGGACAGTTTGCACAAATGTTCCAACAAATCATACAAATGGCTCAACAAAGACAGAAGCCACAACAATTACCACCAGATGCACAAGTTGTCAAAGATACACAAACAGCAGAGACTCAGCGTAAGACTCAAAAAGATCAAGCTGATATGCAAATTGCTCAAGCTAAGATTTCCTCTGACATGCAGAAACATGTTCTTGATAACCAGACGAAAGTCCAAATTGAGAATGCTAAGCTGACTCATGAAACCATACAGAATGTAGCGCAAGCTCAGTCTGCCCCCCAGCCACAACAAGGAGTACCAAATGGCACAAACGGACAATGAACAAAAAAGCGTAAACGTACCACAACATAAGCGTCTAGCACAAGGCGAAAAGTTGGATGGAACTAGTCTACAACCAAAGGGTAATAACAAGCCCCAAGGTGGATTGGCTCAAGCTAAGAAGAAATGATCCAACAGTTAATTCATTTAATTAAGATACGACAAGCTGAGCTCAAAGAATCTCTAGCACAGGGGGTTATCAATTGGGAGTCGTATCAAAGATTAGTCGGTGAGCACCAAGGCTTAACAGCAACATTGGAGTTCATTGATCTAATACTCTCTGATGAAGAGGGTAAAAACCAAGCCTGAATAGGGCTGATCCCGTTCTGAAAAGAACTTAATAATGCACCTGAGATATGGTGTGAAGGAAAACAAATGACAGATGTGCCAAAGATAGTAACTATCAGTGTTACTAGTGATACCCCAGACCCTCAAGAATTAGCTTGGGCGTTTCCTAATGTTGAATGCGGTATGGAACCCTACGGAGGTAGGATTATCATCCAATTGAGGCGTGTAAAGAAGCGCAAGGGAATGATTTACTTAGTTGAAGAGACTAAGGAAAATGAGAAATGGAACAATATGATTGGTAAAGTCATATCAGTAGGTCCATTAGCATTTAAAAATAGAGATTCTATGACTGCATGGCCCGAAGGATCATGGGCAAATGTAGGTGATTTTGTTCGAGTACCTCGCTGGGGTGGGGACAGATGGGAGATAAAAGATCCAACAGACGAACAAAATGAAGATCCTGTGTTATTTATGACAATCAATGACCATGAACTTATCGCCCGTGTAACGGCTAATCCTCTTTCATTCAAAGCTTTTGTATAAAGGAGTAAAAAATGGCTGAAAACACAGAAAAAAATGATGAAATTGCAGTAATTGAGGGTCAAGATGGCTCTGCTACTGTAGATTTACCTGAAAACATGCTCTTGGATGATCAGTCTGATGGAGATGTTGTTGATAACAAGGAAGTTCCATCAAAAAAGGAGGGTTTAGATCAAGATGCAGACCACCCAGACGATGATGACGAACTACGGGAGGCTAAACGCAATAGACGTAGGGCTAAAAAAGACCTTGTCAGAAAGACAAATCAAGAGAAAGACATCAAGCTACAAGCTCTCCAGCGTGAAAATGAAGAGTTTAGAAAACGTCTTGGACAATTGGAGCGAAACACCAAGGCTGAGCAGCTTACGAGAATAGATAAGAACATTGAGGATGCTCAAGTTCGTCTAGAGTATGCAAAGATGAAACTATCAGAAGCTACATCAAACAATGATGGTCAGGCTATGGTAGAGGCTCAAACTCTTTGGCAGAATTCTCAAGATGAGATGCGTCAGTTGGCTCAGATTAAGAACCAAGTTGATCAAGAGCTTAGAAGACCTCAACAAAATGTAGAGATTCCTGACCCTGAAATTCAAAGAAATGCAGCGGACTGGATGAGGCGAAATAGTTGGTATAGACCAGATGCAAATGACACTGATACAAGGGTGGCAAAGAAGATAGATGAGCTGATGGTTACACAAGGTTGGGATCCAAAAGATCCTGATTATTGGGATGAACTTGATAGCCGTTTGCAAAAAGAACTACCACATCGTTACAATAGAGACAATGACGAAGAAACTCGTAATGTCAGAAGACCTAGGAATGTTGTGACAAGTTCTGGAAGAGAAGCATCTGCTGCATATGGTGGCTCAAACCGCACCCAATTTGTAATATCCCCTGACAGGGTAAAAGCAATGAAGGATGCTGGTGCATGGGACAACCCAGTGCGTAAAGCAAAGATGGTTCAAGAATTTATCAAATTTGATCGCCAAAACGGTCGCTACTAATTAGGGGAAAACATTATGGAATCTAGACTCAAAAAATCTTTAGGTGACGGTGGTCGTAATGATCGGTCAAACGAGGACACGAACCGCAGAGCACCAGAAGAAAAGTTCATTTCTACGCAGGAACGTAAACGTATGTGGAGCGAGGAGTGGACGCAATCAGCATTGCCAAAATTACCAAATATGGATGGATGGCATTTGTGTTGGCTTTCAACAACCAATAGTTACGACTCAATAGATAAGAGGGTTAGGCTGGGTTACGTTCCCGTTAAATCGGATGAGTTACCAGGCTACGAGGAGTATCGAGTTAAGTCGGGTGAACATGTTGGGTATATTTCTTGTAATGAGATGTTATTGTTCAAGTTGCCGATGGATATTTATCAAGAAGTAATGACTTATCAACATCATGATAAACCTCGTGAAGAGGCTGACAAGATAAGAGTACAGATTGAGAATCTTCAAGGTACACGAGATAGTAATGGTCGTTCACTTGTAAATGTTGAGGGCGATGGTATTGGCTCTATTGAACAGCAACCAAGTAAAACACCCGTATTTTCGGGCTAACTAAGGAGATCTTATGTCAGCGACTAATGCTCCATTTGGCTTGCGCCCTGCGTTCCACCCCTCTGGATTGGATCGTGCTCAGGCGTTAGCTGGTGGTATCACATCGGGTTATGCAACCCAAATTCTCAAAGGACAACCAGTAGCATACTCTGCTTCTAATGGTGTAATTGTTCCTATCACTGCTAACAGTACCAATGCCGCATGGTCTGGTGCTTTTGCTGGTGTACAGTGGACAGATACAACTGGAAGAGCACGTGTATCAAACTACTGGCCCGCAAATACTGCTTACACAGCAGGAACTTGCGTAGCTTATTTCTACAACGACAACAACATCGTTTATGAAATCCAAGCTGATGGTTCAATGGCACAAACTACAATTGGTAATGAGTACCTATTCACAAACGTAACCTCTGGTTCATCTACAACTGGTCTGTCACAAGCAACTTTAGGTGCTAGTACAGCAGTTGGTAATGCAACTCAAGGTCAAATGCGTGTTGTGGACTTAGCACCATATGTTGACAATGCATGGGGCGATGCTTACACAATCGTAAGAGTCGTAAATAGTAACTCACAAATGTTCGGTGCTTTCACCGCATTTGCATAATTAAGAAAGGACTAAGCTATGGCAGCCCCTATGCGCAGTACGGACTTTAGATCAATCGTTGAGCCAATTCTTAACGAGTGTTTTGATGGAGTCTATGACCAACGAGCCGATGAATGGAGCCGTGTGTTCCGTGAAGAAGACGGCATTCCACGTAACTATCATGAAGAGCCAGTTCTTTATGGATTCGGTGCAGCTCCCCAGTTGCCCGATGGTACACCTGTCACCTATCAACAAGGTGGTGTGTTGTTCCTCAAGCGTTACTTGTACAAAGTATATGGTCTTGCATTTGCATTGACTAAAGTACTAGTAGAAGATGGCGACCACATCCGTATTGGACAAGTTTATGCTCGTCACTTGGCACAATCTTTAGTAGAAACTAAAGAGTTGTTGTCAGCTAACGTGCTTAACACAGCGTTCAACTCTTCCTATCCAGGTGGTGATGGCGTATCTTTGATTAACACAGCTCACCCAATCGTGAATGGTACATTCAGCAACCAGTTAGCAACTGCTGCTGTATTGTCTCAGACATCATTAGAGCAAATGTTGATTCAGATTCGTCAAGCAGTTGACAACAACGGCAAGAGAATTCGTTTGGTTCCCCGTCAATTGATCGTGGCTCCAGGCAACATTTTCCAAGCTGAAGTGTTGTTGAAATCAGTTCTTAGAACTGGTAATGCTAACAATGACATCAACCCAATCAAGTCAATTGGTTTGCTTGATGAAGGTGCGGCAGTATTGTCACGTTTGACATCATCTACAGCATGGTGGGTTCAGACAGATGCTCCAGAAGGATTTAAACTCCTAATGCGTCGTCGTCTTGAGAAGACTATGGAAGGTGATTTTGAGACTGACTCTATGCGCTACAAAGCGACAGAGCGTTATGACGTTGGGTTTACCGATCCACGTTGCGCTTATGGTACACCTGGTATCTAAGCCAAATGAGGGGTGGGACACAATCCCTCCCCTTCTTTAAACAAATTGTCAAACTTTTCAAGGAGCAGACAAAATGCCATTATTTTCAGATGATCTATTTTTAGGTGCTGGTGCTACATACATGGGCACAGGCAATTACGCAACTACCGCAACTTTCAATGGTACGATTGCAACAACAACATTGACAGTTACATCTAGTGCATCAGGTGATCCACTAGTTGTTGGTCAGTACATTGTTGGTTCTGGTGTGACAGCAAACTCTTACATCACAGCTAACTTAGGTAACAATCAATACACATTGTCTCAATCATCTACTGTATCAAGCGCAGTAGTGATGTATGCTTCAGGCAATGCGCTACTTGGTGATCCAGCTCCTATGTCATTAGGTGTTGGTCCATTGGGTCGCACTTATGTATTTGATACGATTCCACAGACATTACAAGCCGCAAACATTGCCGCTTCACAGACCCCAGCATCCGCAGGATCATTGACACTTACAGCAGGAACATCTGCTAAGTCAGTAGTTCGCAATGATGGAACAACAGTAATTCAACTTGATGTGCCACGTGCAGTTCAAGTGGTTACTAGCACAGCAGCTGCAACAACTCTAGCAGGAGTTGCAATTACTGGTACAGGTGGTCAGATTTCTTACACATCACAAACTGGTTTAGTTTCAGGTCAATACCTGACTATTACAGGTACTTATGGTGGAACAGGATCAATCACAGGTTATTCAAACCCAACTACATATATCCTTACTGCGGTAACAGCAACTTCAGCCACTCTCACTACAACGGCAGGTGCGGCAGTTGTAACCACAGCGGGTACACCGACAGGATTGACATACACATTAGGTGTAGCACCTGTTACAGCAACAATCAGCGGATATGATTACTATGGTCAGGCAATGACACAAGCAATCACAACTAGCTCTTCTATTTCCACAGCAGTTAACACAACAAAAGCTTTCTATCAGATTTCTTCTGTTGCTGTTAGTGCAGGTACTGGAACTGCTTTGACTGTTGGTACTACTGATATCTTAGGATTACCAGTTCGTGTTATTGATGCAGGTTATGTTATTCATGCAGGATGGAACAATGCATTAGCTGATAATGCTGGAACATTTGTAGCTGCTGATACAACTTCACCAGCAACAAGTACAACAGGTGATGTTCGTGGTACATTCCTACCAGCATCTACTGCTACAAACGGATCTAGAAGGTTGGTAATGACAATTGCAGTACCTGCGATTGCTGTTGGTCCAAACTCAACTAGAGTTGGTGCTCTTGGTGTAACTCAAGCCTAATAGGAGACAAACATGTCTGAATTCAAACCAATGGTAAAAATGTACACCGATGAGCCTTCAGTATCTCTGAAGCTTAAAAAAGGTGGAAAAGTTCATGTTAAACACCACAAGGAAGAGCATGGACACAAGGGTATGCACCATGCAGCTGGAGGAATGATGCATGGAGCTCACCACGCATTTGATGCTGAGCATGGTAAGTCACCTAAAAAGCCTTCTATGCATGAGCGCATGAAAGCAATGAATCCTAACTTTAAAAAGGGCGGTAAAGTAGCTCATAAGGTTATGGGTGGTGGTATGCCTATGGGAGCACAAGCACCTATGGGTGGCGCACCTATGGCTCCAATGGGAGCTCCAGCACTTGCTCAAATGGCTCCAAATGCTCGTGCCCAACGTGCAATGATGGTTCGTAAAGCACTGACAGGCATGAAAAAAGGTGGCTCTGCTGATCATAAGCATATTGAAAAACTTGAGAAAGAGTTGCATCATCACGAAAAATTGGATATGAAACATGCACATCCAATGAAAAAAGCGTCTGGTGGTGCAATAGACAAAGCTGAAACACGCACAACAATAGAAAAAGGTGCTAAGAAGTTTGAGAAAACCAAAGTAAATGATGGTGAGCATCATGATAAACATCATGGCACTGGTGATATCAAAGAAGGCAAACCAGCGGGTTACAGACATGGTGGTCATGCTAAAAAGCACAAAGCAACTGGTGGTGCAATTCCTGCTGATACTCATGAGTCTAAAAACATGGGTAAAACCAAGTTTGGTGGCACTATTGAGGACAATGAGGGTAGCTACCTAGAGACAGAAATGCACTCTGCTAAACGTGATCATGCTCATGGTACAGGCGGTGTTGCTATGGCTAACGCTGGTGGATTCAAGCATGGTGGTAAGGCTCATAAGATGCACCACAAGGCATCTGGTGGGGCTATTGACAAGCTTGAGACTCGCAACACCATTGAAGGTGGTAACTGGGAAAACCGATCTGCTGATACCGCTAAAAAAGGCAAAACACACACCAAGACTGGTGAAGTGAAAGAGTCTAATGCTGGTGGCTATAAGCATGGAGGTCATGCCTCAAAAAAGCACTTCGCCACAGGGGGTAATGTTGTAGATAGTGGTAAACCTGAAAAGATGCCACATCACTTCATTAGTCAGCCTGTGGCTAATTCACTACAATCTGGAACATTCAAGAAGGGTGGTAAGGTAAAAAAGTTTGATAAAGGTGGGACTATGCAGTTTTCACCTGATCAAGACATGAAAAATGTATCACCTCAAGATGTTGCAGATGCTAAGCAAAGGGCAAAGGATACTGAAAACTACGAAAGATATTCCAAACCAGAGCCAGAGGAATATGCAAAGTATGAACAGTATGCAAAGCCAGTTGCTGGAGCAGGAAGAGGATTTGTTAATCCCCCACTTGCTAAGAAGCATGGTGGAAGAGCCAAAAAGTGTTAATCGGTGGGGGCTTCGGCTCCCACTTCTCAAATAGGTGAAATATGTCTGAACTCTCAGTCTATAACGGTCCAACGTCGAATACCGACAATCAATTGCGTCTTCAGCAAGCACAAAGATCTGGTGCATATGATGCTGTAGACAAAATCAGAGTATCAACTCCTCAATCTTTGATTGATACTGACTTTGAGTATGGACAACAACCCACCAAGTGGGAACAAGTTTCCTTACAAAACAATCGTCAATCTCTGTATTACCTACCA